TTGGCGACTCGAAATCCGCTTACTCCACGGCGCACGGCTGTTGGATGGCACTGCAATAGCTTTCCGTAACCCTTTCCGCGCCGAACACGAACTGGAAAGTGGATTACCGCACCGCCTTGGTCGGCAGGATGCTTCTAGTCGCATTCCACGCCAATCGCCTCAACGCCGATTGGAACGCGGCGAAAGAGTGGGAGGTGTCACAGATTCTCAAACTCCCAGCCGGTTTGGAGGCGGCGTTCGAGGTACATTGCGCCGCAATATCCAATTCGAGCATCGGATTGCATGGCGTCGAAGTGCAGGTGGCGCAGCACACCATCGCCTTGCGTTCCTCGGGAAAGATGACAGTAAGCGCAAACTGGGGATGGGTCGAAGGCTGTATCACGGTGCCACTTGTCTAGGAGAACGTCACTCCACTAGGAATCGGCATGGAAAAACGCTGCATCAGAATGTTCTCCCTGCCAATTCCGCCAAGTAACGTAATACTGCCATCCGGATTCCAATTCGCTTGCTTGTTGTAGCGCGGATCCGCAAGACTTGATCCAACACATCCCAGTCCAATTGTGGCCGATGGACGTATCCCTGACTGATATAACCAGACACGGTAGTTCGAGATTTCGACGGTTGATTTGAAAGAGCTCAAATCGACATACAGCATGTTGCCCTTGACGGTAATCGTGTTGGATCCACCATATAGGGCGCCAACAAACGATCCTGTGTCCTGAAACTTAAAGGTAGCAGTGAGGGCTACGGAAAGCTAGAAATCATGGGATTGGGAAACAAAGCGTGCCGACGCAATCCTGATTGCTGCCAACGTTTCCCATGTTCGCCACTCGGACAGTTCCATCAGCTCTGGCCGTGAGGCTTCGCGACGTTTGCCCATTTGATACAAGGCAGACAGTCGACAAGTCAACGATGGGACGATACCAGGACTCGAGCTTTGCCGGACATTCAACAGCATCCCAACTGCCCGAACCGATTTTCCCACTGAACTTGATCAAAATCATCCTGCCGTTACGCATGATGATCCAATTGGAATCCTGGTACAGGGTTACGGAATCCCACAGCTGGCTCATCGGAGGCAACTGCTTGACAAGCATGACAGGAGTTCCAGCGGTGATGCCACTGATCGGGATACGGGCGATCGGAATCCATACGGTGCCGGAATTGTTCAGGATACTACCCGACGGTACCGTGGGGTCAGCCGCCGTGCCACTGGTGGCGGTGCCCTTCAGCACCGCGAGCGCGATCGTTTCGATGTTGTTCGAGTCTCGTGTGTATTTCACGCAGATTAGGTCGTTGCGGTTCCGTCCTGTGACTCCGCTTTCGATGGTGACGGTTTCCGCCGCGGTGACGCGTGCGTATCGTCCTTCGATCACAAGGTTGAGGACCGGGATGAGCGCTTTGTTTGCTGACTGCATGGTCACGGCGGGGAATTTGCCGTCGCTGCCTTGCAGCAGGTAGTTGCCGTTTCCGACCAGTCCGGCCTGCATGGCTCCTTGGTCGCTGGATGTGATGTGCGGAGCGCCGGCCTTGCCGGTGATGAGATTCATGGTCATGGTCATTCCTTCCTATCTGTTGTGTTGTTGAGGTATGCGGCGTAGGCGGCGTCCTGCGTGGCTGCCAGCGCTTTGAACGTCTGCCAGCATGCGGTACAGACGAGCGCGCCCTGTGCGACTCCGTCGACGGTGGTGTGGGTGATGTCGTGCCAGTCGCTGGAGGTGCGTGGGTCACCGTCGGCGAGGTATGCGGAGGCGTGGCATCGGTCGCAGGTGTATCTGGTGATGTTCGTGGTTCGTGCCATTGATGTTCCTTTCTCTTTCAGGCTGTGCGCTGGTAGATGTGTCCTGGAAGGATGGTGTTGCATTCCTTCCAAGTGCCGCCGTAGGTGGTTCCCGGATTTGTTGTGGCGGTGGTCCAGTAGAGGGAGCCGACCGGGTGGGCGGCGATGAACGCCTGGCTTGCGCTCATGCCCGTCTCGCCCTTGTCGCCCTTCGGGCCGACGAGGCTTGTGTTCGAGACTGGCTTGAACGTCACGTTTTTCCCGGTGGCTGTGATCTGTGCGTACATCAGGTTCTTGCCGCCGTTGGTCATGGCGAAGAAGTATTCGCCTACGACCGGGGCACGGTTGAAACTGAGTGTCCGCCAGTCAAAATCCGAGCATGCGGACGTCCAGTATCCGGATAGTATGCGTGTGATGATCAAGGCAGGCAACCCGGTCTCGCCGCGTTGGCCGGCCTCTCCTTTCGCTCCGGTGGCCCCGGTCGCGCCAGTGGCGCCGGCAGGGCCCTGCGGTCCTTGCACTCCCTGCTTGCCTTGCGGTCCGGTGTCGCCTTTGGGGCCTTTGACGTTGCCGAGCAGAATCTTCGTCATATGCGCTCCTTACTTTCCGTCATTGATCATGTAGTACAGGTCGCCCGTCGCCGGATCGTAGGAGACGGGAGCCGCCGACGCGGTGGTCGTATCCGCGTACACGGCGTACAGGTCTCCGTTCGGGTCGACCTGCAGTGTGAAGAATCCGGAAGTTGGCGCCGTCACGCCGCTGGCACCCTGCGGTCCTGTCGGTCCCTGTGGGCCCTGCAGTCCCTGCGCACCTTGTATTCCCTGCTTGCCTTGCGGCCCGGTGGGGCCTGTTGCTCCGGTAGGTCCGGCAGGGCCGGTGTCGCCTTTCGGACCTTGCGGGCCGGTAGGGCCTCCTTCTCCGGCGGGTCCGACATCGCCTTTATCACCCTTGTCACCTTTCAGCCCTTCAGGACCTTGCGGGCCGGTAGGGCCGGCAGCTCCAGTGGCTCCTTTAGGCCCGGTCTCGCCGGTATCGCCCTTCACGCCTTGTGGGCCGACGTCACCTTTTGGACCTTGCGGTCCGGCAGGGCCTTGCGTTCCGATGATGGATTGACGGGAAATCGTCTTTCCCGTGAATAGGCTGCCGGACTGTGAAACGCACTGCCAGACGATGCTGTATTTTCCGCCACCTGACAATGCGGTCGAATATTCATTGACGAGTGGTGTTCGGTTCAACCATTCGCTCACGTTTCCCGTGAAAGTGGATCCCACCGGATATTCGCCGACGAGGGATTTCTTCATCACGAGCGCCGGAAGGCCGACGTCGCCTTTAGCTCCCTGAACGCCCTGCGCTCCTTGCTTGCCTTGCGGGCCGGTGGCCCCGGTATCGCCCTTGTCGCCTTTGGGTCCTTTGATGTTGCCGATCAATAGTCGCGCCATGTGTCACCTTTCCGGGATGTCCACGTACAGGTTCCCGCTCTCGGAGTCCCAGACGAACGAGGGTGGGTTCGTGTTGTCCGGATAGTTCACGTACAGGTCGCCGTCGCCTTCCATGCTGAGCGTGAAGAAGCCGTTCGAGGGGGCGGATACGCCGCTGTCGCCCTTGTCACCCTTCTCCCCTTGCGGGCCCTGGATGCCTTGGGAACCTTGGATGCCTTGTCTGCCCTGGGGGCCGGTCGCTCCCTGTGGACCCGTGGGACCCTGCGGACCTGTGGAACCCGTCGGGCCTTGCGGTCCCGCCGCGCCGATCGCGCCGGCATCACCCTTATCGCCTTTCTCGCCGCGTATCCCCTGCAGTCCCTGCGGGCCTTCGGGACCGGCGACGCCTTGCGGCCCTCGCTCCCCGATCGCTCCTTTCTCTCCCCGAGGACCGGTGGGTCCGGTCGCTCCGGTGGCCCCCTGTGGTCCTGCGTCGCCCTTGTCGCCCTTCTCCCCTTGCGGACCCTGGTCGCCTTTCGGAAGCCCCAAATTCAAGGTTTTGTCGCTGCCGGCGCCCGTAAGCGACGCGCTTGCCTGTGCACCGGGGGCGAGCGTGTCCACCGAACCGATTTTCAGGCCGGTGATGTAGTCGCCTTTCGGCTGTTTACCCGACAATGCGTTGTTGAGCGAGTCGATGTCGTTTCTGGTCACGTCGGCGCTGAACGTCCAGGCGTCGAGTTTGAGGCCGGCTCCAGCGTAGTAGGCGTGGCCACCATCCCCGATGGAGGATTCTCCGCTGTTGCCGCCGGCGCTGGCACCTCCGGATTCGTAGGTGACGGTGAGCACGCCTCCCGAAACCTTGACGATCTTCTTGGAGATCTCGGCAGTGACGACGAGGCCCGTGTTGTTGTCACGACCCGTGACCAGGTCGCCAACGTCTGCGTCGATGCCGTCGGGAATGTCCACGTCGATGGTGCTAGTGTTCCGAAGCTCCTGGAATTTCTGCCTGCCCTTGTCCTCGAGCTCGTCGGCTTCGGCGTTGGACAACTCGTATGTGGCGGTGCGTTCGTCAAGGCCTTTGAGGGTCTGCGTGTGGCTGAACGTGCCGTTCGCGTCGGCGTACCAGTGGATGACGGTACGGTCCTTGAGTTCGCCCTTGCCCAGGCAGATGAGATGGTTGATCGGGTGCGCCGCCTGTTTGGCGGTGAAGTCGATGAGGTCCGAGTCGATGCTGTCGCCGATCGTGCGGACGGGCATGGCGCTCATGGATACCTTGTCGCCGTCATTACGCAACCGGAGTTTGAGTCCGCTTGCCCTGAGCATCTTGACCAGACCGCTGTACAGGTCCACGTACCGGTCGAACTGGCAGGTGGTCTTGTGGTCGGCGCTTTCGTCGGTGACGGTGAACAGGCCTTGCAATCCCGCACGGCTGACGAGCGTGCGCATAATGACGGGAATCGTGCCGGACAGGGTGAGGTAATCGTTGTTCCTGTCCGGTTCGATGATCTTCGAGGCGAGCACTCCATGCCAGTCGCGGCCATGCCATGTGACGGTGGACAGGCCTCCGTCCACGTCGACATCCGTGTCGTCGATGATGCCGCCGTACTCGGTGCCGTCGATCATGATGCGGCTCCCCGCCTTGAGCGCGGCGTCTTCGACCTGCAGGTCGAAGTCGTTCTCCCCGCTACCGAACGCGAGGTCGAGCGTGTATGAGGCGTGGCTCGCCACGGGTTTGCCTGTGGCGTCGGTGACGATCAGGTCCATGGCGGTTCGCTCCTTTCCTCGCAGACCGTCAAGTCGAATTGGAATCCTCCCGGCCAGCTGATCGGCTGTGTTCCGGGCGCGAGCGGTTGGAACACGTACCGGCCGGAATCCTTGCCCGACCCTCGCACGGCCTGCGCGAAGCAGTTTGTGGCGAGACCTGTGCCGCTGACCATGGTGACGGTCCTGACATCGCCGGTGCCGTCGATTTCCAGACGCGAGCCGGATGGCACGGTCACGTCGACCTCGTACCGGTTGTTTCCGATGATGACGTACGGTTGCGCGCATGGTCCGAATATCGTGAGCTTGACCGGCTGCGGGATGGACGTGTCGTTGACGATCTCGGCACCCAATGCCATGCCGGCGAAATCATGCGGATAATCATATGGATAGTCAAGGTCGGCGGTTCCGGAATCGTATCGCGGCGTGAAATGCGTCATGGTCGGACGGCGCCACACGCCATCGGCCAGCACGATGGTCAACTGCGTCTCGACCATCGTGGGCGTGATGGATTGCGGTTCGCTTTTCGTGATCCACGCTTTGGCTTCCCATTCGCCGTCGGCCACGAGCGTGCCCGGGTTCCCGGATGCCATGTCGGCGTCCGCGAGGCGGCGCAGTAGGTCGAGCGTGGCTGGAGAATCGTGGATCTTCACGGTGACTGTCGCCTCGCGTGCCTTGCGGGTGATGCCCGTCATGCCACGTGAGGCGAGGCTGTAGTCCCAGACGCGGGCTCGCAGTCCCGTGAGCGTCTCGCCGTACAGCGGCCCCTCGAAGCCGATGCGCTCACCTGTGGCCGCGCACACGTATTCAAGCGATTGCACTTCTCACCTTCCTTGCGAAGTCGCGGTCCCCTATCGTCGGCGTGTACCTGGCGATGATCGATCCGAGGTCGTCGTGCAGCGATTCGACGGCCGCGATGAGTTCCCGCAGATCGCCGTCGCCGGCATTGGCGCCGGTGCCGGCCGTGACGTTCAGCCTGCCGGTCTTCGACCAGTCCGCGTCGGAGAGGCTCATCGTGGAGACGAGCGAATCCATGGAACGGCTGACCACATGCGCGGAATCGTCGATGCCCAATGCCATGCCACGTCCGACCATCACGCCGACCTCGTCGCGGAACACACGCGACGGGGAATGGATGCCCAAAGCGTTCTTGGCCTTGTCCACCAAGCCCGACAACGCGTTGGTGATGCTGGAATACAACGAGCCGACCATTCCTGTGATGCCGTTGATCAATCCCTGGATGATGTTGCGTCCCGCGCTGACGAGCCAGCTTCCCGCGCCGGACACCGCGCTCCGGACGGTTCCGCCGATCCCGCTCACGACGCTCCCGACACGGCCAACCATGTTGCTTACGGTGCCGACGATGCCGCCCCAGACGCTCGACACAATGCTTCCGACGCCATTCCACAACGCGGCCCACACGCTTCGGATGGTCGAGCATGCGGCGGATACCACTCCGCTGACCATGCCGATGCCGGCGGAGACGACGCCTTGGATGCCGCCCCACACTGCCGACGCGATGCCCTGGATGGCCGACCACGCGGCGCTCCAGTTCCCGTTGACGACCGCGAGCGCCAGTTGGATGATGCCTTGGATGACGGTGAGTGCGGTGCTGATGATTGTGGCGATGATGGTCCATGCGCCTTGTACGACGGTGGATATGGTGTTCCAGAGTCCGTTCCAGACCGTGCTGATGATGGTGGCGGCGGTTTGGAAGATGGTTTGGATGTTCTGTATTCCGGCTTGCAGGAGTGGTGTGATGGTGGCGGTGAATGTTTGGATGCCGGTGATGATCGCGGTGAGTGCGGTCATGATGATGGGGCCGATCGTGTTCCAGACGTTTTGGAGGATGGTGGTGATGAGTGTCCATCCGGTTTGCCAGATTTGTTGGATTTGGCTCATGGTCTGGGTGATGAATGTGGCGATGGCTTGCAGGATTGGCTGGCATGCGGTGCTGATCTGGTTCCAGATTCCCATGAACCATGTGGCGAAGCTGTTCCAGAGTCGTTTGCCCGTTTCGGTTTGGGTGAAGAACCATGTCAGTGCGGCGACGACCGCGCCGATGGCTACGACAAGCATGCCGATCGGATTTGCATCCAAGGCAGCGCTGAATGCCAGCTGCACGGCGGTAGCAGCCTTGGTCACCGAGCTCCACGCCGATTGAGCTGCCTTGACAATATTGAACGAGCCGGCGAGTTGCTTCAGTGCTCCAGCCGCGCTTCCCGCGTCGGAGATCTTGCCAATCAAATCGAACGTGGCCGTGGCGGTCTTCTCCACGCCGGAGGCAGTCGCGGAAATGGCCTTCAGTCCACCGGAAACTGTCTTCAGCCCGGCCGAGACGATATCCCAGCCTTTGACCGCGAGCAATGCAATGGTGATGGCTTTCAGGGCGCCGGATACCAGTGCGCCGTTCTGCTGCGCCCACTGTCCGACCGACTGCAGCCAGCCTCCCACCGTCATGAGCACGCCGGTCAAAGTGTTCAACAGTCCGGCGAAGCTCTGCGCCGCGGAACTGGCGGTGCGCGCGCTGTCGTTGAAGCCGAAGGCCTGCGAGACCGCGGCCGCCAATCCGGAAACCAGCGAGCCCAATCCGGAGATGACGCCGGTCAGGCTTTCAAGGAACGGCTGCAACGCGCCCGTCTCGATGAACGTGTTGACGAACGTCTTCGCCCATCCCGCCGCGTTCGACAACGCCTGCGCGACCGAAGCGACCACTCCCGCGAGCGCGCCGGCGGTTGTGGAGAACATTGTGGCGGCTTCGCCGCCATTGTTGAGTCCGCCTATGAGTGATGTGATTGCGTTCCAGAGGCCAGTGAGTTGGCTTTTGAGGCTGGCCGTCGCCGAGGCGAGCATCTGGAAGCCGGGGATGTTGGAGATCGTGTCGCCAAGGTTTTTGAGTTTCGCCTGTGTGGCGGGTATCGCGTTCTCGAGACCTTGTTGGAGTGCCGCTCCGACTTTTTGCAGGGTTGGTGTGACGGCTGCGGTGAATGTGTCGATGAGTGGGATGGCTTGGTTGAACAGGCCGCGTAAGCCGTCGAGGACTGGTGTGGCGGCTGTTTCTCCGAGTCGGCTCAACGCGGCTTTCACGTTGGCCAGGGCGCCGGTGAATGTGGTGCCTGCGGATAGTGCGGCGCCGCCTAGGCCTTCCTGCATGGCGTCGGCGAAGGTTTGGAAGTCGATTTTGCCGTCCGAGACCATGTCGGACACTTCGGCGCTGGTCTTGTTCAGGTGCTTGCCGAGCATTTGGAGGACCGGGATGCCGCTCGACATGAGCTGGAGCATGTCGTCGCCCTGGAGTTTGCCTCGGGCGGCGACGGAACCGAAGATCATGCCGATGTCGGTGAGGCTTCTGCCGCTGATCTGCGCGGTGTCGGCCACGGTCTTGAGGACCTTGGTGAGCTCGCCGCCTTCCTTGATGCCGGAGGCGGACAGGCTGGCCGCGACGGTCGCGGCGTCACCCAATCCGAACGCGGTGCCTTTGACGGATGCGAGCGCGTCGTTCATGATTTCGGTGACGCTCGCGCTGTCGTGGCCGAGGCCTTTGAGTTTGGCTTGCGCGTTCTCGATGTTGAGGGCGCGGGTGAAGCCGCCTTTGGCGGCCAATGCGGTGATGCCGCCGGCGAGGGTGGCGATCACGCCTGTGCCGACCTTGCCGATTTTGCCGAATGCTCCGCCGATCTTCGAGATGAGGGTGCTGGAGCTTTTCTTGGAGGCTTTGTTGACGGCGTCGCCGATGTCGCCTTCGATGCTTTTGCCGAATCCTTTGCCGGATGGTTCGACGTGGACGTATGCGACGCCTATGTCCTGTGCTGCCATCGTGTTTCCTTATTCGTAGGTTGGGATTCCGATGGCGGTCGGAGTCAGAGGTCGTCGTTGATGTGGAAGTAGGCTTTGAGCCGTTCCCTGTCCTCGCGTTGACGGCGGGTGAGGTTGTGCGTCGGGGTTGGCGGGCGGAGCGGGTCGTGCTCGTGGTCGAACCATGGGCGTTTGCGTTGTCCGGACAGCGTCCAGACCGCCTGTTCGGCTCCGTCGGGCGCGTAGACGGCGTTCTGCAACGCCATCCACGAGTGGCTCGTATGGTCTTTGAGGATTTCGCGGGTCAACGCCCAGGCGAGTCCCCAATCGACTCGTGGACGTTGGCCTTCAACCCATTCCCGGAAGCGTACGGGCCTGTAGATCTGCCCGTACGCTCGGATCCAGTCGTAGGCTAGTGCCGCGCGATTGTTGTTCCAGAGGTGGGCGAGGTAAACGCTTTTGGGTCCAGTCCGGATTCCTCGGCCCACGCCTTGATGGTCGCGGTGAGGTAGGCCATCGGACGTTTGGTCTTGCGCAGCACGTTCCAGAAGTTCGGCTGCATCGTCTGGAAGTAGGCGAGGAACGTGCTCACGCAGGCCGTGGTTTCCTCGTCGGACAATGCGGGCTTGCTTTTGACCAGGAGGATGGCCTGGACGAGTTCGATGGGCAGTTCCGCGTTGTTGAGGTTCGGCAGGTCGAGTTTGACGCCGGCGACCTCGAGGTGCACGTCGGGTTTGAGCTCTTCCGCTTCGGTCAGGTCTACGTCCACGACATGGTATTCTTTGTCGCTCATGTTGGCTCCGTTCTAATGGTTGGCGGTTGAATGGGTGTCCCGTGCGGCCGACCGCCATCGGCCGCACGGGAAGAATCAATGGGTCACTTGGCGTCTTCGGTGACGAGGCCCCATGCGTGGAACTGTTCGCCGTTGGTGCCCTTGAGCATCTTGAACGTCATGCTGAAGTTCATGATCTCGCTGGATTTCAGGCTCACGTCGTCACGGTCGCTCACCTTCGCGTTGGTGCCGTACAGGAGGAACGGACGGTCCCGCTGGTCGAGCGCGACCAGGACGAGGATCCATTCCTTCTTCAGGCCGGCGCCCTTGATGCTGATGCCGCCGTCGGATTCCACATCCACGTCGAAGTAGGCGGACACCACGTCCTTGCGACCCTCCATCGCGGCGAGCTGGAGCGTCCAGTAGCCCGGATCCGTGTCGGACAGCACGATGTCGCCGTTGTGCGCCTTGTAGTCGGTGCTGTCGCCCGGCTCCGGATGCAGGACGGCACCGTCCTCGGTGCTGTATCCGATCGGCTTCTTGTTGGACGGCGGCGTCCAGTTCACTCCGGTCGGGGCCGTGAACGTGCTGTCGTCCTTGGGGAACAGGAACAGCGCGTAGTTCTTGATCAGGCGCACGTTGCCGGAGTCGTTGCCGCTGGACACGTACCCGTAGTCGGCCGCCCCCTGCACCGCCTGCGCGCTGGTTTCGGATGCCGTCTGCTCGACGGCGGTGGTTTCTTCGTTGCTGTCAGACATTCCTGTCTGCACCTCGCTTCCGTTCTGCGTGTGGCGGCACGTCTTTGCTTGTCTTTTCTTGTGTTTTCATAGTTCAGGCGACGGATACCTCGAGCAGGAGCACGCCGTACGCGCACACCAGTCTCTTGTTCTCGTCGGTCATGCGTACCGGCCCGGATTCCAATGACGCGTCGATGAGCGGCGCGACGGTTCCAAGCCCGATGATCTCCCTCGCGATGTCGGCCCACAGGCGTGCGGCCTTGTCCCAGTCGCCCGTATGGTCCTCTCTCATGCAGCGCACGCTCAGCCGCAGCCGCACGTACTGCGAGATTGGGGTGCTCATGCCTTGCATGGAGTCGGCCAGAGTGGCTTCGGTGAAGGGAGGTTCGAGGTCGCTTCGTTCGATGGTGTCGAACGTCACGTCCGGGAACAGTGTCCTCAGTTTGGGCAGGAGCAGGGGTTCCGTGCGCCGGGGAGTGACCGGGATGCTCATACGCGCATCCTTCCGAGCGTGTCCTCTAGCGTGCCGTGCGCCTTCTCCACCGGTGCCGGGCAGATGATCGCCACGCCGCTGCGGTTCTTGCCGTCATGGTCGCGGACCATGCAACGGTCATCCTCTACGGCGGCTTCGGCCGCGTCCCTCATGCGCGAGCGCAATGTCTCGTTTTTGAGGACCTGTTGGCTGAACGCCTTGCGGTTGAATACGAATCTGCATCGTTTGGCCATGCTTATCCTTCCCGTTCGCCCACGGTGATGACGTCGCCGATGTGGCGTCCGTGGAGGTTGTTCCACACTTGCGGTTTTCCTTTGACGGGCAGGAGGATGCCTCTGACTTTGATCAGGTCGGTGGCTTGGATGCCGGTCGGTTGGCTACCGCGGATGTGGATCGTGTATTCGATGGTCTGCGGGCTGGCGTTCTCCTCGGTCTGGTCGGTGGTAGAGGTTGGCGCGACCATCGCCTGGAACGTGCCAACGCGGACGGGTTTGCCCTGGATGGGGTTGCCGTCCGTGTCGGTGGTGGACTGGCCGCGCCACACTTCGATGGTTTCCACTAGGACGTCTCCCCCGTTGCCATGTCGACGCTGAACGCGCGCTGAGCGTTGATGCCAAGGATGCGTTTCTCGTCGTCGCGCAGCCAGAGATCGCCGGTGGGCGCTCCGAAACTGTATTGTTCGCTGAAGCTGCCGGTGGTCTGGTTCATCTGCGTGATGCCGCCGGGAATGTCGTACGGGTCGGCCTGCATGATTCTGCGGACGATGTCGCAGGTGATCTTCGTCAGCAGGCGTGGCCGTTCTTTTTGGAGACGTTGCCAGTTCGGGGAGCGTTCCTTGATGTAGTCGGTCACGTCCGCGAGATGCGTGTCGGCCTTCTCACGTTCCTCGTCGGTGAGTTTGTGCCACCTCTGTTCGAGGTCGACGGAGGTGGCGAACACGTCTGGTTCGACAGTCATGTCGGACTCCGTCAGGCGGTGAGCAGGACGAAGCGGTTGATGTCGCGGATACGGAAGCCGACCTCGATTTCGATTCGCACGGCGAACATGTTGTGCTCCCACAGGTTGACCTGCTTGCCGTCGATGGTGATGGACGCCTGGTCGGAGATGCTGGTCTGCATTCCTTCGACGGAACCCCATGCGGCGGAGGAGAATTCTCCGCACACGCCGAGGATCTCTGCCTTGGCAGGTCCCGGTGTCTCGGATACGGCGGGCACGTGAACGCCCTTGCTGATGTAGGTGCGGTTGCCGAGCACGGTGCTCACGTCGGAGGCGGCGGTGCCGTTGAGGAACAGGGGGCGTCCGTTGTTGTCGGTCGCCTGCCGGAGCACACTGCGACCCTGGGTGCTCAACGCCCAACCGTCCACGGTTCCATCCGCTTCGGACACGAGGTCGTCGGCTTTGTTCAGGTTCTTCCACACGTCCTTGCCGATGCTGACGGTCTGCGCGCTCTTCAGGGTGTCGAAGTCCGCTCCCGGAGCGTCGACGAGACCCATGATGGTCTTGTCAAACGTGCGGGCGATGGCACCTGGCCCCTTCGCGACCACTTGGTCGTAGAGAGCGCCGAAGTCTCGGCGGAACTGGTTGGAGAACGGCATGATGACCGCGATGGTGTACGGCAGCATGTCCTTCTTGCCGAAGGTGACGCCGCTCTTCGGCTTCTCCGCACCCTCATTGACCCATGCGGCCTCCGGGTCGCCGATGATGATCGGCACGCGAGCACCGTTGCCGGGCAGTTTCATCTCCGGCACGAGCTGCATGAACGCGCTCTTGTATTTTGCGGTCTGCAAGATCTCCGCCTGGGTTTCAGGGGTGAGGTCTAGACCGTTGCTTTTTCGGGTCATGGACGGATCTGTCATGGTTTGTCCTTTCAAATGAATGTTGTTTGCTGGTTGGCTCACAGGAGCGTGGTGCTCATGGCGTTGATGAAGTCCTCGCGGCTGGAATGTTTAGCCTTGGCCTGTCCGGTGCGGGCGCTCTGGTCCGCAACCGTGCCGCGGGAACGCATGTCGGCGAACACCTTCATGAGTTTCTCGGCGTATTCGCCAATCTGCTTCTCGTCGTCGCCCGCGAGGACGCTCGGGTCGGTGATGCCGTGTTTGGCCGCGACGTTGGCGCGTATCGTGGAGAGCTCCTTCTCGTGTTCGGCCTGTTTGGCTTCGCTTTTGAGCTTCTCGTTCTCCTCGAGCGCCTTGGAGAGTTTCGATTCGAGGTCGGCAGTCTGTCCGGCCTTCTCCTTGAGCTCCTCGTAGTCGCTTTTCCTGCCGCGTTCCCTGCCGAGACGCTCGTTGATTATGCGGTCGACTTCCTCCTGGGTGAAGGTCCTCAGCTTCGCGTTGTTCACGTCCTTTGGGGCCGGAGAGTGCTGTTCCGGCTCCTGTTGGCCGTCCGCGCCGGTCTGGTTTTCTTCTGCCATGGTTGGTGGCTCCTTTGCTTGTTCTTGGTTTCCACGCCTGACGCCGGCGAGTTGACGGCCATTCTTGTTGGTTTCGCGCATGGCTGCGCCCCGCCCCATCGCTGGGGTGTGAAAGGTAAAAGAAAAGCCATCACGTTTCGACGTGATGGCTTTCTGGGATTCAGAGATTTCCCAGCGCTTTTCTTCGCGCGTATTCGGACCGCAGCTCGTCGGTCGACACATAGTCGCCGACGGACCAGCGCTTCTTTCCTTCGTTCCTGACCCATTCATATTCGTCCTGTGGCATGGAGATATCGCCATACTTGCGTTTGATTTCCGCAAGATGGCGCTCATCGGTGACTTCCTTCAAATCACCGGGCATAAACGTGAAACGGTCGGAACGATCCATAGGCTCAATCATAGCAGTCTCAGATAAACGATCGGTCTGCCGTCGGATGCTCCAAGCCCTTCGAAACGAAGAGCCCTTCCTCTCGGCAGAAGAATTTCGTATTCTCCCGGATGCTGAGTGATCGGCTCCACATACACGCCGGCGCTTCCCGGCGGTACCAGGATTCTTGTGGCGATGCGGTCTTCCCCATCAACGTCAATGCCTCCCTCCTTGATGCTGGTGGCCATGTAGCCGATGTGTTCGAAGGTGCGACCGGTATTCAAATCGAAAAGCGACTCCATGTCGTTGACGTGGAACGTCGACAACCGCATCTGCCTGTCGACCGTGAAACGTTCTCGGGTGATATGGTCGGATATCGCTTCGTCGATGCATTCGACCTGATGGATGACGTCTTTCGACGGGTTTCGTCCGCCGAACAGGTAGCCGTTGATACTTTTGTAGCTGTCTCCGGTCCAATCCATCAAAGCCGCGATCTTCTCGTCGTTGGAGAATCTATCTCCAGGCATCCTGACGCTATAATCCGACAATCTCGATAGTTCGGAAGCGCTGATTGGAATCGATTTGCCGCTCCATCGAATCGTCGGTTGGGCAGTCACACCATCATTGACCTCATCGTGATAGATGCGTCTCAATTGGGCTAGGGTGTCACGCCAGTCGCCGTCATCGCCGGCCGCAGCCTTGGCTGCCTGGTACATTTCACGATACTTGTCCGGATCGTATCCTTTGAGTTTGCTGCTGCCCCAGCTTGGCACGATGTCGCAGTCGCAGTCCGTATGGTATTGCATCTGCCGTCCGGCGGTGTCCTCGCTCAGGTAGGCGAAGCCACGCGAGGCGAGCATAAGGCAGAACGCGCATGTCTTAGCCCCTCGTGGGACGCGAGCCCAGCGAGGCTTGGTTGGGTCGTTGGCCACGGCCCTCTGCATGGTCATCCGGCCGACGGTCTGAATCAGATTCTGCACGTATTCCAGCGCCTGCTCCTCGTCAGCGAACGTGGGCCACAGGTCGTCGATGGTTCTTCCGGCGTTGTTGTGAACGGCTCCGTTTTCATCTGGAATGACATCCTTGTAGTGCAATCCCATGAAGTCAGTGTTGTTGAAACCGCCTTCCATCTGCCAGACCGCGCGGTCGGCGGTGATGGAAGGCGGCTCGTATTCCGGCATATCGATTCCGCCGTACTGCGCCCACAGGTCGCGTACGTGGCCGTAGTAGTCGGATGCGAGCCTGCTGGCGGCGTCGGCGTACCGGTTGATCTCCGCTTTGATGAGTTCCTGGCTTTCACCGTCCCAGACGAGGCCCGAGACACTGTTGCCTGCCTCCTTCTGCAGGCGGCTCATGGTGTCCGTGTAATCCTCGTACAGGTCGTTGAGGTCGAGTTCAAGCCTTCTGTGTTGTTCCGGAGGCAGGTTCAGACTGTTCAGGCTCATTTCCGCCGCCTTCCGGTAGTTTGAGGCTGACCGGCGTCATGCCGGTGAATTCAATGCCTTTCAGTCCAAGCATCGATGCCGCGGATTCCGGTGTCACCCCGGCTCTGATCGCTACTCCCAGTGCGTCGAAGCTGTCCTTCAGCCCCCCCCCCGCAACGGTTGATTGCGTGGAAGCGTCGGTCTGGCGTTCCCCGTCGTCCTGCGTCTGCTCAGTCTGTTGGCGCATGCCGCGAATCTGGTCGAGGACCTGTCCGGCTTGAGCCTTGCGCTGGTCGGCCTTCAAGCGGACGATCTCGCTTCTGCTCAATCCGGCGCGGGTCATGCCGACCTCGCTGTTGGCGAACGAGTCGATGCTGCCGGCGAGTTTGCTGAACGCGTCGGCGCTCATGGAGCTTGACGGAGTGTTGGGGTTCTTCCAGTCGACCTGCAGTTTCATCAGATCATCGTCTGACACCGATGGATCCTGTATGCGCGCCACGAGGCGTGCCGCCTGCAGGATCGATTCGCCGAAATCACGGTCGCAGTGGCGAGCCTCGATAATCAGGTCCTCGCGTTGTGCCTCGGTCGCGTCCGCTGACGTCGGATTCGCGTCCGATACGATGCCGAGCGAGCTGGCGGGAATGTTCATCGCGCTGGCGAACATGGCGGCCCAGCTTTTCAGCATCGTCAGGTGCGGATCCATGCTGGATGCGGCCAGTTGGGTCACTGTCGGCGAATCACCGTCCGCGTCCTTGCTGATCATGTTGTAGCGGCCCATGTAGAGTTTGAGCGCGGCGTCCGCGCTCAAGGACGCGAGCTCGTCGCTGGTGCCCATGAGCAGGATTTTCGGGAATGCGTAGAATTCGGCGTTCGCCTCGGCGCGCACGATGGTGCGGTTCGCGCCGTCGATGATGTTCATCGCGTCATGGCTGATGCGGGAGCGTCCGAATGGTTTGACTTCGGTGGCTTTGTAGGCGAGGCGGAACACGCTGCATTCGCCGTTCACGGTGGGTTGTGATCCTTGCACGTACCATGTGCCGAGACTGCGGGACACGCTGATGTTGCGCGTCGGCATGTAGAGCACGAGTCCGATGGCCTCGTTGTCGTTGTTCACGTCGGTTATGGCCATGCATGCCTTGACGCGTCGGTTCGGGTAGTCCCAGATCGCTGCCGAGCTTTCCGCGGTGTGGGTGCGGATGAGAGGCCTGTTCTCCGCGTCTTGGATGACGCTGAGGAACGAGCAGCCGTGAATGAGTGCCGTCTGTATGGCCTGCTGAAGGACGCTGGTGAAGCCGATTCTGCTCATGAAGTCCTGTAGTTGGAACGGATCATCGACACCAGGCGAGACGAATCCCTCGAATACGCAAAGCTCGGCGAGCATGTCCACCGCCTTGCGTGCCCATCCCAATGGCGTGTAGTGGTCCTTGATGGACTGTGGAACCGTGAGACCGAAGTCGACCAGCGGCTCTTTCGATTCGTAGTATGCGGTGAGTTTCCGATTGCGGCTCGCATGACGTGTCCACACTTCGGCGAGCTCTGCGAGCAGTTCGTTCTCTTGGTTTGTAAGCCCGTCGATGCTGGTGGGCACAACCAGTTTCGTCAGCGCCACCGATCCTCCGGACGGCCGCCAGCTATCCGGAACGTTTGTCATCTGGATGTCGCCCATTTAGATTCCTCCGATGGTCTGTCGTCTTCCGGGATGTCGTTTTGTCGTGCACGCCCCGTACAGGGCGAGCGTGGTTGATACGAGTGGCGTTATGTCGATATCCGAGCCGAGCTTGTTCCATGCGATCGCGCCGGACTGTCCCAATGGACGCGTGGTCGCGCCCTTGACGGCTGCGGCCAGCTGCGGCTGGTATTCGTCCGGCGGGTGCTTGAGCGTTCCGGCTTTGAGCATGTCGAGGAATCGGCCGCATGCGCGGCCCATCTCCTGCATGTTCGTCACGGTGACCTTCACGTGCGCGGCCTTCAGTTCGGGCAGCAGGCTCATTGCCGGGGACTGCGCGTCGATGACCACGCTGGCGGTCTTCGGCCAACGTTCGGCGAGCCAGTCCACGGCCCACATGGTGCCAGCCTGCCGCGCGTCCTTGATGTTCGCCATCTGGATGACGGCCGACCCGTCCTCGTACCGCGATGCGGCGCCGATGGTCAGCACGCTCCTGTCGGGCGGCATGTCGATGCCGAAGCTCACCGTGCCGCCGTCGGGCACGTCGTCGGTTTCGGCGGCCTTCCACAGGTCGGGGCTGATGGCGTACGCGGTGGCGGTCTCGTCCCAGATGCCGAGTGCCTCACGGCGGAACGAATCCTCGGCGAGGAGATTGCGCATGCGCAATATCGCCTGTTCGTTGGTGCGTCGAGGATAAGACGGGTTCGCTTTCGCCCACGCGGTCCGGTCGTCCAGATCGCAGTCGCGGTCTGCCCCGAGCTCCACGTAGAGCATGTCGTCCGAATTGCCCGCCAACGCGGTCGAACGTTTCTCCTCGAACGCCTCGCACTGGTCTCCCGGCTTCGGCGGGTTGCCCATGAACACGATCAACGGGTTCGGGCTCGTGTTCACGATCGGAATCAGATTGTCCAACGCCTTGATGGTGAGTATCTGAGCCTCGTCGAACACCTCGATGTCCGCCGAATGCAGGCCACGGCCGAAACCGTTCTCACGCGCGCCGAACATGATGCGGCTCCCATTGGTGAAACGGATCTCCTGCTGGCCGTTCGCTCGACGCACGTTCCGCACGTACCTGGACAGTTTCGGATTATGCGTCAGGTCGCACATGTCGGCGAACGTCTCGTCGGAGGTGCGCGTGTGGTGCGCGGTCCAGATGACCAGTGTTCCGGCACGTCCGGCGCACAGGATGAATATCGCCGTGCCGACCGTGAACGTCTTGCCGATCTGCCTGCAGCTGGACAGGACCGCTCCTCCGGATCCGCATGCGTACTTGCCGTCGGCGCGTTTGGCGAACAGGAGGTATAGGAAACCTTTCTGCCAGAGGTCGTAGTGGATTCCGGCCTTGACCGCCGCATTGTTGATCAGTTTGAAATCGCTTGACGTGACGTCTTCCGGCTTCACGAGCCGTTGGGCGATCTCAGACAATCGACGCTCCGACATCCTCCGCCACCTCCGTCACGTCATCGTTCACATCGAACAGGCTGCCGGATTCCTCGGCCATGCGCATCCGTTCGTCGAATTCGGCGAGCTTGCTGCTGATCGACGGCAACGCGTTGGCCGGCGTGGACGGGTCATGCAGAGCCTCGCGCAGTCTGCCGACGATTTCGCGGAGCGTGTCCTCGTGGGAGCCGTCCATCATCCGTTCGAAGTTCTGTTTGTCGAGTTCCGGTTCAGGCTTCCGTTTCGTTTTCGTCGGCTTGGATACGGGCCTATCCGCTTCCGTTTGCGTAGCCCGGTTCTTTTTCCGACGATAGGCGGCTTTCTGGCGGCAGGATTTGGAGCAGTAGCGTTGCGGCCGCCCGTGGCCGGACGGTTGGAATTCCTTGCCGCAGAGTTCGCACTTCATCGGCGCTTCCCTCGCTTTCCGACCTTTCGTTGTTTCCCCCTGTTTCCGACGTTTGCATTCCGGGAGGGATATCGGCACTGCACCCGAGGCGACCGGTAGGGGGTGTACCCGGGGTCCCCGCCCTGGTATCGGAGTCAGATGCCGAACGTTTTGAACGGCATCGAGCTTGCTTTCACTTCCTGTCTGCCAGCCAGCAGCGCTCGTGCGTGTTCGTCTGTCTTGTCGCTCTTCATCCTGTTGCATCTGCGGTGCGTGAGCCTGCAGTTCGCGAAGCTGTATGGATCACCGCCGCGTGAGACTGGTATGAGCTCGTCGACTTCGGCGCTCATCGGATGTGGTGTCTTCAATGTCTTGTCGACCGGCTGGGCGCAGATGGCGCACACGTCGTATGCGGCCAGGACTCTTGCCCTGAGCTGTCTGCGCCGCCAGCCGTTGCTGACACGCTCGTTGCGCCGCTTGCTCATGTGGCCTCCCCGCATGTATGAGCCCCGGGGTGCCGTGGATTTGCCGACGACTATCTTCGCCGTTGGCTTGCTGGAATGCCGGTATAGGGGCTCCCGTATATGGACACTCCCGTGTCTTGTAGGGGCTCCCCATCATCTGCGAATACCCCTCCCGGATTGTCAATACCCCTACCCCGGATTTGTTTCATGGGTGCCTTCGGCGGGATTCGAACCCGCGTCCACACGCGGCCACAAGGAAGAGAATCCAATAAAGACTCGCGGCCGGTACGATCTACCACTGATTCCTACGAAGGCATACCGGCAGGCGGATTTGAGCATCACCGCATCACGGAAGCACGGGATTGGCTTGCCTGCCACATTGAGGTATGCCCACTCTGACGGGAGTGGGCGGAGCGTGTCCGATATGCCGTTCGGACAGGACGGGATATAACCCAAGGAGTTAGGAGAATCCATCGGTGGATATGAAAAGGGTTCAAACCGTTTTCCGGTTTGAACCCTTTAATCCACTGACAATTCTGCCTTGCACTTTGAAAAATGTCAAATCACGTCATGCCGGGCGAGGCGCGCGTGTACGTCGGACAGGCGGTACAGCGGCTGTCCCTTCTCGTTTCTGCCGGCCGGTTGGATCCTGCCGCGCTTGCGCCACGAGTAGATCGTGTTCACGCTGCATTGGAACCCGCATTCGCGCAGGAGTCCGGCGCATTCCTCTGCCGTGAACGCTTTGCCGGATGCGATGCACTCCTTCAGGAAGCCGAGCCGCACGTCCACCACGCGGTAAGTGCCGCCGCATACGGGGCAGGTGACCTCGACCGCGTCGATGGGCACCGACAGTTCGACACCGCACAATGGGTTCGGGCATCTTCCGATGCCGTGCTTGGAAGGCGGCACGTCGATGATGGACAAGGTCTTGCGCGCCAAGGATTCCCAGTCGTGCCAGATGATGTCGATGTCCGGAAGCCGGTTCAACCGTGGACATGCGGCGCAGACGCTCAAACATTCCAGCAGGGACGGGTGGATCCGGCCGTTCGCCCATGGCATCGCCGATGGCGCGTACAGTCTGCGCCACAATGCGACCGCCATGTCCCCGATCTCCTGCATGTGGTCGAGCACCGGCAATCGGATTGGCGTCGGCGCGGCTGGAAGGTTGACGCGTCCAGGCTGGCGGCCTCCGTAGTGCGCGGTCGAGTCCAGGAACTCATGCAGCGAATCCAACCATGATGGATATTCCCGCAGCCAGCCGCGCATCAGCCCATCGCATCTCGCGCACATGGTGTCGCCGACAGCGCATTCTCCGCCGCAGACGAGGCACACGCCGGCGAGCGCTGGCTTGTTTTGGTTGGTTTGTGCTGGTTGTGTCTGGTTTGGTGTTGGTTGGGATTCGTTGTTTTGTTCGTTCATTTGTTCGATTCCCTCCGGCGTGGTAGTCTTCTGGTGGTGTCAGGAGCCCGGCCGGAAGGTTGGGTTTCTTGTTATTCGTGGTGTTGTCGGATTATCGCTTTGATTTCCTCTTTGGGGGCTTGCGGCATCAGTGGTGCAATCTCATCGAGGCTGTATCCGGCCTGATGCCATTTGATGATCATGTCCATGAGGGTTTTCTTCATTTTCATTTCGTTTCCCTTCGTATTTGCTGGATAATCGTCTCGTATGGTTTGCGGTGGAAGATGCGTATCCACCATTCGGGGCGGCGGCCCCATATGGTTTTGACTTCGGTGAGGGGAAACCATGATACGTACCATTTTTGGCAATTTCCGCAGTACAGCACCTCGCCTTCCTCCTTCGGTCTGGGATGCTCATGGTCGAACGCTGGCGGCCTTGGCACCAAATAACTTCGATTGCTCATTTTGTGTCCTTGAGTGGGATGCGTTTCATTCCCTCTCCACCTTCGCCTCGTTAATATCGGCGTCGAAAAAATCGATGATGAGATTGCAGATGGCGACCGCCGACGTTTTGAGCTGGGCTTTTTCCTCTTCGTTTTCGGCTTTGATGTCGAAAACGCCATCCTTACTGTTGAAATTGATTCTCATTTCGTGTCCTTCGTGGTTGGGCGGACGGTGAATGCGACGAGTCCGGTCTCGGCATTGAACACCTTGACCGGCTCGCCAGTCCTCAAGGACATGGCCTGCGCGTAGTCGCCAGCATCGTCGATGTTCTCGAACGTTCTGATGTCTTCCTGGGTGACGACGTTGTAGCTCATCTTGCCGGCTCCTTGTCCGCGCCGCTCACATGGTCCCAGTCGCAGGACAGGCCGGCCTGCTTGCCGTTCGTCGAGTAGACGATGCAGTCCACTTGCCTCGTGTCGGTCAGGGTGATAACGCATTCCGTGAATACGTCGGCCCCGGCGGAGCACTGCGAGTCGACGGACCTGACCGCATGCGCTGGCGTGGAAGGCTCCGACGCGCTTCCGCATCCTGCGAGCGCGGTGCAGAGGGTGAGGGTGATGGCGGTAAGTGTGGCGCAGATGGTGTTTCTCATTGGTTTCATTCCTTTCCGTAGATGGCGAGGCTTCTGATGCCGTCGCTCATGCTGTTGGAACATGTGTTCGGATCGTGGGCGATGATGTCTTTCCCGATGCCCTGGAAGCGGAGGGTGGCGGTGCCGTCGGGCCGGCGTATGAGTTCGAGCCGGCCGTCGATGATGACGTCCTGGTCTGTTTGGGCGATGCAGCGGCGGCCGATCAGGATGGCCGGGTCGGCCGACCGCCATTTATGCAGCGGGACGTTGACGCTCACCGCGGCTCCTCGCCTTCGTTTTCGCCTTGGGCGTCCTTTTCGGCCGCGTCGTAGCCTTCGTCGTACACGTCGTCGAGCAGCGTCTGGAACTCGGGAGAGGCGAAGAACGTTCTGATGGCGTCCTTGGCCACGCGTCTCCATGGCTCTTTGTCCTCCATGGGCATTTCGTTCCATGGGCGTGGATGGCGGTGGCCGTTGCTATACCAGCGCAGGTAGATGGCCTTGGCCACCTTGTTCTGCGTCTCCAGACTGATCGGGACGTTTCCTTGGTCTGCCATGATGGTTCCTTTCAGTATGTTTCCGGCGGTTCCGGCGCGGTACGGTCCGCGATGATGTAGGCGGCGAGCGCGACGCATAGGGTGAGGATGATGAGCATGACGTGCAGGGCGAGCCATTGGATGGGGATCCAGTGGTGGAGGCCGATGCCGATGATCGGCCGGATGATGGCGTGTGGCACGAGCAGCAGCGCGGTGAGGGCGAACAATGTGGCGGACCAGTCGCCGATGCGGTTGGAGATGCGGTTGATGGTCTGTTTCATTCCGATGTTCCTTTCATAGTTGGTACGGTTCATGGCCTGTTGGCCATCCAGCCGATCAGGATGGCGGCGCATAGGAGGATTACGGCGGCGACGTCCATCACATTGCTTCTTTCGTGGCGATGTATCGGACCGGATATTCGGAGAGTCGGCGGATGAGGCGCGCGTATTGATGGATGTCGCGGTCGAGGCATGTGCTGGTGCGGTGGGCGCTGGTTATAGGCGTCTCCCCTTCCGGCTTCACGTCCCATCCGGCGGCTTCGAGACTGTCGCGGAGGGTGGCCATGTCGATGCGGTGGTGGTGCAGCGGGAGGTTCGGGCAGAGTCGGCCGATGAAGTCGAGGTCGAACTGCGGGTTGCTGCCTGCCGGATGGAGGGTGAACGATTGCGCGAGGCTGTCGACGTATTCCTCGAGCGCGTTCGCCGCCGCCTCTTCCGTATATCCGCCGTCGAGTGCGCCTTCGAGCAGTCCATTGGCGCAGTGCATGCGCCACGCCTCGAGGTTCCCGTCCGTAACGGATGCCTTGCGGCCTTTCAGTCCGATGACGCGGCGGAAGCCACCGACGCACCGCACGCCTCTCATGTCGGTGCAACGCATTTCCACCTCGAGGATCCTGTCACGGTCCGGGTCGAGCCCCGTGGTCTCCACGTCCATCCACAGCAGCATGTCCTCTTTGGCTTTTTCCTCGCTCATCATTGGTTTCCTTTCGTTCGGAGGAGAATGATTTCGGTCTGCATGAGCGGTGTCGCGGTCCCGTCCATGTTCAGCCGCAGCCACCGGCCCTCCCAGTCGAACACCGGCACATCACGCGGATCCGCACCGAACGGAACAATCAATCCCAATCGCTCCGCCTCGGCCACATGCTGGTGAACCCACCCATGGCAGCCGGTCGTGCCCGAACCGCACAATTCGACGATGTTGGCCGGACTGTGCCTCACATCCGGATCCGCCGCCCGCCGCAGTTGACGGTGATGGCCGGAGCGTCCAGGCCAGCATGACGGATCATGGATGTTCGTCCCGCAACGCAGGCAATGCCAACCCTGCCGCTCCAAAGCGGCACGCTTCGAATCAGCAAACTCACTCACAACGCACCCCCTCCTGCATCAGACCGTCAACCAGCACCAAACACGAAGTGCAATTGGCCCTCAACCCGGCCGCCAACGCCACGATGCCGTCATCCGCCCTGCCACCGGCGAGCGCTCGCAGTTCGATTGTGCTGGCGGTCTGGGCGGTGTCGGTGAGGAGGCGGCTGAGTTTGTCGAGTTGTTCCCTGGTCATTGGTTGTTCTCCTCGTCTTCTTCGTTTTCGTCGGAGTCGGCTTCGGTGATGGCGGCGATGAGCTGGTCGAGGTGACTGGTTTCGTCGTCGGCGGGCGTGTAGCCGAGGTCTTGGAGGATCTGGTAGTAGCCGGGGATGCGACGGCTGATGTCGCTCGTGCTGGTCCAGTCTTCGGGGTCGATGAACCATTCGATGCGAGCGGCGAGGATTTGCACCGCCCAGACCGCCCAGTCGGGTTCGTCGAGGTGGTAGCGGAGTTCGGCGAGCGCCCGTTCCGGTTCGATGCCGCTGATGGTGGTGAATTGTTCGACGCCGCATTTGTCGTTCCATGTGCTCAGCGCCTGCGTGTAGCCCTGCGGGTCCGGGTCGATGATCTGCAGGAGTCCGAGCCGGGCCGTGGTTTCGACGAGCTTGGCGCGTTTGACGCCGTGGAGATGGCCGTGGAGCCATGCCATGCGCTTGTCTGCTGATGCGGCGGCGTATTCCTCGAGCGCGTGCCTGCGGGCGTCGCGTTCGGCTTGTTCGGCGGCGCGTCGGGCTTCCTTTTCGGCGTCGGCGGTCTTGTCACGGCGGGTCCAGAGGTAGACCTGCTGCGAGACCGTGTGGATGGATACGGCTGCGGGGTTCAGTTCGCGGATCTTCTCGATGGCTTCTTCGGGAGTGCCGGTGGATGGGAACATGCAGCCGAGGTAGCGCCACTCCGGGTCGCTGTAGGGCTTTTCGGGGTCGGGGATGAGGTTGATGCCGCTGTCGGGCTCCACGAGGAGCGCGGCGACCGATTCGATCCATTGCCGGTCGTTCTCATCGCGTTCGATGCGGCTGAGGGTGTAGTCGAAGTTCGAGGTGCCGGCCGCCTGCGCGAGCTTCTTCTGCAGATCCGGACGGCCGTCATATCGCGCTATGGCCACGAGCTGGCCGATGGTGAGCTGGCCGAAATCGTCGCGGGATGCTCTGACCTCGGTCTTGATGCTGGCGGCCTTGGCGCGGTCACGCACGTAGTCGACGCTTCGGCCGAGCCGGTGGGCGACGCTGGCGGTGGTGGCTCCGAGGTCGAGCATGCCCTGGATGGCGTCGGCCTCCTCCAACACGGTGAGCTGTTCGCGCTGGCAGTTTTCGGTGACCATGGCCTCCAACTGCTGCAACGGGTCTAAGTCAAGCACGAAACACGGCACGGCTCCGGTGCCGGCCTGCTTGCATGCGGCGAGCCTGCGGTGGCCGGCGATGACCCTGTAGCGCTCGCCGTTGGGTACGACGCTGAGGGGCGTGAGGAGGCCGTTGGTTTTGATGCTGGCGGCGAGGTCGTTCACGTCGCCGATGTTTTTGCGTGGATTGTCGGGGTGGGGGTCGATCAGGCTCGTGTTGATAAGCTTGATCTGGTTGCTTTGGTAGCTGCTCATTGCTTCTCCTTGCTGGTTTCTTGGTTGTTTAGTTCGTCTGCGCACGCCTGGCATGCCTTCCACCATTCGCTTGGATGTCCGTCGCGGAGGCTTCCGGTGTGGTCGTATGCGTCCTCATGTGGATCCATGAGCTGGTGGACGTGTTCGCAGGTCCAGGTGTGCTTGTGCTGGCGCGTGGGTGTGATGGGTTCCGGCGCCCATGTCTCCCATTGGTCGCGGAGCCATGTGGCGAGTCGTGGGACCTGCCGTTGTGGCACGTGGCCGTCGTTGACGGCTCGCCGGTAGCGTCGGACGGCGGATTGGAGTCGGGCGAGCTGGACCGGGTTCTCGGTGATCGTCTCGACGAGGTCCCGCGCTTCGCGTTCGGCCTTGCGGCCTTTCGCGCCGATGGTGCCGGGGTAGGTTTCGGTGATGGCGGCGAAGGCGTCCGGCGTTTCGCTGGCGGTTTGCTTCGCGGTGCCAGCGGGAGGGGTCGGAGAGGGTATATCGGTATCGGTATCGGTTTTATGCCATGTTTTTGCTTGGCTGTCCCCTAGCAACTTGCTAGACGTTTTGCTACCCATCTCGCTACCGTTTTGCTCTCCGTTTGCTTGGCTGTCCCCTAGCAACTTGCTAGACGTTTTGCTACCCATCTCGCTACCGTTTTGCTCTCCGTTTGCTTGGCTGTTTTCTGGCAAGTCGCCAGACGTCTGCTTGGCTTTCTGGTTGGCCGCCTTGCGGCGTCCTCCCTTGCTTCCGGCCTTGCGCCGCGCCTCGCGCTGTTCCTCGGTGAGCATCTTCGGCTCCCTGCAGATGCCTTCCGCGTAGACGGGACGCCATCCGCCATCGTGCTCTTCCATAAGCCCGGAGTCGATGAGCTGCTGCAGCTGCTTCATGGTGCCGCCGGCGTCCTTGAGATCGAGCTTGTCGAAGTATCCTGGATACGCGGCCGGGTCCTTGGCCTGCATCGAGACGCCTTTGGAGTGGATGACGCACAGCTTGACCCACAGTCCCACGGTGGCGAGAGGCAGGCGGCGGATGCGCCTGTCGTCGGCCATCTGGTCGTCGATGATGAACCACATCTCTTCTTCTCCTTCCTGTGGTTCAGTCGATCTCGCCGGTGTCCGGATCGACGGTCGCCTCCACGTCGCCATCGTCCATGTCGAGACTGCGGCGCAGATCGTCGATGAGGATCATCTGCCGTGACGTGGCCGGCTTCGCGCACATGTTCTCCATGGCCAGGCCGGCGTCGAGGATGCGCTGAGCGAGGTCCGCGCAGTCGTACACGGCTTCGGTGATGGCGTGGATGCCGCCCCACTTGTCGATATGCTCCTGCTTGTTTTTGGTGTCCATGACGGTGCGGCATGCCTTGAGCACGACGGCCGCGGCTTTGGTGACCTGCTGGGTCTTGCCGATGAGGTCGATGAGTGTGTCTGGCGTGGCTTCCTGCGGGATGAGCGCCTGTTGTTCGCTGGCTTTCATTGCTGCTCCTTAGAATTCCGGTTCCGGATCGGGTTTGCCGAAGTCTCCGAATGATGACTGGTCGGACGCCGGCGCGCCCCACGGATCATCGGCCGGCGGCTGGGCGGGTTGCTGTGTCTGCGCCGGCTGTTGCGGCCGTTGGCTCCAGCCGCCTGCGCCGGTGTTGACGGTCGGCGTCTGCGCGGCGGGATTGCCGTAGACGGGACCTTGCGGCTGTCGGCTGATGCGGCTGACCTGCGCGGTGGCGTAGCGCAGGCTCGGGCCGATCTCGTCAACCTGCAGTTCCATGACGGTTCTGTTGGTGCCGTCCTGTGCCTGGTAGGAATGCTGTTGGAGGCGTCCCTGCGCGATTACGCGCATGCCTTTCGAGAGGCTCTGCGCGCAATGCGAGGCCATGTCACGCCATGCCGAGCAGCGCATGAACAGCGCCGCCCCATCCTCGTACTGGCCGGTCTGCTTGTTATAGACGCGCGCGGTGTTTGCGATGGTGAAGCTGGCGACCTGCGCGCCCTGGCCGGTGGTTCTCAGTTCCGGATCTGCGGTGAGGTTGCCGACGATGGTGATGACGGTCTCTCCGATGGCCATGTCAGGCTCCCTTCACGTATCCGGCGGGTTCCGGGCCGAGCTGGCGGGGGTCCTTGGCCTTCCACGCGCATTTCGCGCGGAGGCATCCGGCCTCGCGGTCGATGACGATCTCGCCGAAGCGCGCCGGCGCGACCATGGTGAGGTTCCAGCCACGGTCGTGGTTGAGCGCGCTGATGGTCTCGTACAGTTCGCCGATCAGTTCGGCGGCCGTCATGCCGACGCTGGCGGGTGTGAGCGGCCATTCGAACCACTTCTCGCCTTCTGGCCTGCTTGGTGTTTTGCTTGGCAACGTTTGCCTCCTTTGGATTGATGTCGTGCCGGGGCGCGGATTCGAACCGCGCATCCATCCGCCGGCGTGACCTGAACACGCCGATCCATGGCGCCCGCATCCGTTCGCGGGCTCCGGCGAGGGCCGGGCGGGAGGAGAAGAGAGAAGATGACCCGTCCGGCTGGTTTTAACGTCTTTTCCTTGACGCGCGGGCGGTTCAGGCATGGCCGCGCATGACGAACCACGTCCATGCCGCAATGTGTGAGGAGCCGCCCAGGTCTTTCATCGCTCGAGTTCGTCCACCCATCGGATGAAGCGTGGGTCCGAGCACAGGCGGCGCATGATGACGGCCGCGGGGATGAGCACCGCGAACGGCACGGCGATGAGGTGTTCGATCGGGTGCGTACAGGCCGGCGTGCAGTACAGCACCCACATGGCCAGCAGCCACACCGCGAACAGCAGCTGGTGCAGGATGACGAGGGCAAGAACCTTCATCGTTCGCCTCCGGCCGTAGAATCGATGGAATGGACATCAATGCGGTCACCGGCGTCGTTGGCGCCATCACGGGATTGGTTGGCGGTGTCTCCGGATGTGTCGCCTTGTTCCAGGCGCGCCATGGCAACAAGCTCTCGGAGCAGGCGAACGGCTCGGCTGAGGAAGCCAACCGGATCGCCGTCGAATCGAAGCATGCCGCCGAGCAGGCCAACCGCCTTGCAGGAAAGGCGAACGAGATAGCTGCA